CCGTAAACCTTCATCAGAGGAGAATTTTATGAAAACACCGTCTCCAATCCCAGAGACCGCGAGTTTTGTGGACCAACTCGATGGCTTAGTTAGAACAGCCAAAAGGTTGGCTTATCATTTGGAGGGAGTGAGTAAACTTCCAGATGGTATCCTTAAGACTGCTTTGGACACACTCCTGAGAAGCTACCTTGGGGTCGGGATTGACCCAGGAGGGGAAAGAGATCTCGATCTCCTCAAAAGTTTCTGTATGGAGTTCGGTATCTATTTTGTTTGGATGGGAGATAGGTTGGAGGCCTTTATGGACTCTGACCTGGTTGTTAAAGGTGGGTCCTCTGATAAAAGTGTCCCGAAGGACACGGGCCTACCCCCGGCTTAGCTCCCTCGAGCTACGCTCTGCTATGATCATCTTCAAAAGGAGGACAAATCAATGCCAATACCCTTATTTAGTGATGGGCGGCGGCTAGCAGCTGGCGTAATTAGGAAGCGTTTGATAGCTTTTGGTCTCAATCCCAACCTATCCATGAACTTCATTTCTGAGGTAAATGGATGGCTAGAAAATTCTGGGCCTGCTTGGACAGTCAACCGATTGAAAAGTATTAAGGTTGATTGTCTTCGAGTCAGGTCAGGTCTTAAACCTTTAACCTGGATTCGAACAAATAGGAAAGGGAAGCCCCATGGAGTTTGGGGTCATCTTTTCCGCCTCGCAATGGGCTCTGAAGAACAGTTCGGAATAGCTTTGAACTGCCTTATGGTCTATAGTACCATCAGACCAAAAGAGCCTACTGATTCACATATTGCGAGTATGTTTGCAAGCGTTGGAGCAGTTCCATCAGAACCATCGATGGAAATTCAGGGAAAATTGGCAGAATTGGCCAGGAAATATATTGGCCATGTCAACCTCCCACCTGGAGAAAGCCTCTTGGATTACAGAGGTAAACCAGGGAAGACTGCTCCAATCTGGGGAGGGAAGTCTGTTCCCCAGAATCAAAACCTTGACCAAGAGCTAAACTGGTTTGCTACAAACGTGGCACATCAGAAGTTTTTGGCCAGTCACTGGTTAGTGTACAGGCCGCTTTTTCTGGGCCTCAGCGGATGGCGAACCAAATCGTTCATTAGAAATACGAACCGACCAGGAGCCGTTCCTTCTGCATATCGAAATATACAGAGGTGCAGGATGCCTTCATCTGAACTTAAGAAGGTAACTGCTGGGCATCTAGTCCCCTTAACGAAAGATGGGGGCTGGAAGGTCCGATGGGTCGCTAGTCCTTTTAGGATCCATCAACAAGCACTGAAACCTTTAGGTAACCAGTTGTACAAACTGATCAGTAGGTTTCCTTGGGACTGCACCTTTAACCAGACAAAAGGTTTTCCGCGCATCCAGAACCATCTCGAAAAGAGACGGAAGTGTTTTTGCGTCGACCTTAAATCGGCGACAGATCATTTTCCACTTGATCTGCAGTTGACAGTCTTGCGTGCAATAATGCCCCAGGAGAGTCAGAAATCAATAAGGCTCTTCAAACATTTGAGTAGAGCCTCTTGGATTTATCGAAAGAGGACGAAAAATGGGGTCGTTGAGATTCCAGTCCAGTGGACTAAAGGTCAGCCTATGGGATTATTCCCAAGTTTTGCGGCTTTTGCTTTGACACATGGACTATTATTGCACATGCTCGCTGATGAGAGGCCAGGTAGGTTTTATATACTGGGAGATGATTGTATAATTCTCCATGAACCTACCTATCGACGTTATCTGGCAGTGTTGGATCAGCTCAACATCCCAATCAGTCACTCAAAAACGATCATTTCTGATCAAGTGGCTGAGTTTGGTGGTAGAACCATTACTTCAGATTCTATCATTCCTGCCCATAAGTGGCATGATTTTACGTCCAATAATTTCATGGACCTCATGACACTGTTCGGTCAGAAGTTCCGTAGGATGTTGAGAAGAAGAGAGAAGCAAGTCTATGACGAAATTTGTCAGTTCTTGCCGCCATTCGGTTGTAATCACTCACCAAATGTTGGCAGACTTTCCCTTGCTCATAAGATTCTCAATATGGAGCATGGTGGTTCTCTCTCACTGCCAAATGCAATCGCTGCCACTGAACTCTTTGAGAAGAAATACTTGCCTCAAAGAGATCTTGGGCGCCGGGAAGGAGCCAGGTTTACGAGCTTCTTTCATTACTTAGCTCAACAATCACTGCCTACTTTCCACAGATGGTGGAAGTGGGTAGACAATTGGTGGTTCGATCGCAGAGCCGAACGGATCGAGAGGTCCGTTCACGATGGATTCGGAAAGACCGTGTTTTCAGGTCTAACCGATTTGTCCGATTTTATGGACGTTTGGGACGAGACCTCTGCAACCGAAATGAGAGGATTGTCCCCCATCGTTATTGAGCAGCGCGAAACCTCTACCCTGGAGTTTTGGGAGAGGAAACTTGG